GCGCGCCTGCAAATGGCACATGGTGGTTAGATACTACTAATTCAACTTGGGGTATTTCTGAATTTAATTATACTACTGGACAGTTTGTGACTAAAACTCCTATTATAATTACTGATTCAATGAATATAAGCGGTGGAGTACCATTATCTAGCATTGGTAACATCGGTGATTATGCTGTTAATGCTATTCAGATAACCACTTATCCTTCAGCTTCAACTGCCTCACAATATTTCTATAAAACTACGGCAAACGTTTGGGTATCTATAGGTGAATCAGCATGGTTAGGAGATTGGCCAACTATACAAGGTGCCAATTCTAATCCAACATTAACTGCCGGCAACACATTTAGTATTGTTGTTAACGGAGATTTCTCACTTAGTATCGCTGTACCTGCTTTTCCTAATAACACAGCGCAAGGAGTAGCTACTGCGATCAATGCTAAATTAATAACCTATGTTAGTGCTTCTGTTAGAAGTGGTAAATTATGTATTTTCTCAAAGCAAACAGGTGGCAATAACATGCTACCTTACAACATTGAGATAGTTGCTGGTACAGGTACAGTGTTAGACGATCTTGGCATTGATGCCGGCACATATAACCAACCTCAGTTTATTTATGGTACAGCGGCAGAACAACCCCTGTGGTATGCAGGTCAAACATATCCTGCTCCCACTGGATCAGTATTCCTTAAAGTCGGTGCAACTGGTGGCGGTTTATACCCAGTAGTGTCACAATATAGCAGTACAACTGCTAGCTGGAGTGCAAAAACAGTAGGCTTGGCATCAGCAGATTGGCAAGCTACAGCAAATAGCGATGCCAGTGGTGGACAAGCAATTCCAATGGGTACAGTATATGCTCAATATGCATTCAATGATGAATATAATTATGGCCCAGTATACTTATGGGAAAGATTTGCTACTGGTCCTACTGTAGTAACTGGTACAGAAGTTAATCCTATGTTCACTAATGGACCTTATACTTTTACAGTAAATGTGTCAATTCCAGGTAGTGATATATTATCAAATGACTTTACAGTGAGTTTAGCGGACAACACAGATGCAACTGATTTTGTAACAGCTTGGTATGCCGCAGGTATTACATACACCGATGCTTTTGTAACAACGGATGGTGCAATTCAGCTAGTTCATAATGAAGGTGGCGAAATCATTATTAACGATACTCGCACAACAGGTACCAATGGTACAATGTTGACTGCTTCTTCTGGAAGTATTGCAGGAACTAGTGTTACCGCTGCCGCAACTTACACAGGTGTAACGGTCACTACGGTTTCAGGTAGTGGTTCAGGTGCGGTAGCTACAGTAGTTAAAACAGGCTCAGGAACAACTTATACTAGTTCTAACACAACAATAACAATTACTACACCTGGTGCAGGTTATGCTGTTGGCAATTCAATGACGATTTTAGGAACAGCATTAGGTGGTGCATCTCCTACAAACGATCTTACATTTATAGTAGGTACTGTTGGCGCAGGTAAAGGTGTATCTTATGGCTTATGCACTGAAGCAGGCTTGGTCAGTGGTGTTACTAATGGATGCAAATATGGTCCAGCAGATTACCAAACATTTAATGTTACCCAAACTACTAGTACTGGTAGTGGAACAGGTTTAGGAATAGCGGTAATAAGAAGTTATGGCATGTATGACGTAGATCCTACTGCAATCAATACAGCAGGTACAGGATATGCAATTGGGGATACTGTCACTTTTTCTGGTATTCAATTAGGTGGGACTACACCTGCAAATAATTTAGTAGTAACTGTTACAGCAGTTGGCGTAGGTGGTGTAGTTGATGCAGTTACATATCAAGCAGGTACTGCTGCTCAAGTTTACTCAACTCAGCTAAGCAACTGGAGATATTTTGCGTATATTTCTAATGAAGGTCAACCAACTATTGCTCCTCCTGATGGTACAAATTGGTTCTACAGTGTAGTAAACCAAGTTGATATTATGGTTAATTACAATGGTAATTGGAAAGGTTACAGCAACCAAGGTTATAGTCCCAGTGGATTCCCTTCTCCTACTGTAGTAAACACAACTGATCCAAATGGACCTCTTATCGGTACTACTGCACCCACAACTCAAAGTGACGGTACACCGTTAGTGTATGGTGATCTTTGGATCAATACAACAAATTTGGAAATTTATCCAGTAATTTCACGTTGGCAATCAGTTAGTGGTGTAGATCAATGGGTAACTATTGATAATGCTAACCAAACAGGTCCAACTGGAGTTCTATTCGCAGATGCACGTTGGGCAACAAATGGTACTACAAGCCCAACAGATGACCCTATTCCATCAATCACTAGTTTACTAGTAAGTAATTACCTTGATTTAGATGCTCCTGATCCTGCACTATATCCAGTTGGAATGTTGTTGTTTAACACAAGACGTTCAGGCTATAACGTTAAACAGTATATGGTTGACTATTTTAACAATACCAGTTTTCCTGGAGCAACTTTACCCTTACAAACTTCTGCTTGGGTAAGTGTAAGTGGTCTACAGGCCAACGGTGCTCCATATATGGGTAGACAAGCTCAACGTGCTATGGTTGTTCAGGCTCTAAGAGCATCTATTGATTCTAACTATGCTATCAGAGATGAAGATAACTTCTTTAACTTACAAGCATGTCCTTACTACCCTGAGCTACAACCTAACATGGTAGTATTGAACGACGATCGTGGTCAAACAGGTTATATTCTTGGTGATACACCAATGAGATTACCTGATAGTGCTGCTGATATTCAAGCCTGGGCTAATAATACTGCTGGCGCTACTTCAACTGGTGAAGCTGGATTAGTAACACGCAATACTTATTTAGGTCTATTCTATCCAAGTGGTTTAACCAGTGACTTGTCAGGTAATTTAGTTGCAGTTCCCCCATCACATATGATGTTAAGAACGTTCTTAAGAAATGACGCTATTTCTTATCCTTGGTTAGCTGCTGCAGGTACACGTCGTGGTATTATTAGTAATGCAACTAATATTGGTTACTTGGATGCACAAACCAGTGAATTCCAAATTATTAAAACCAGACTTGGTATCAGAGATACATTGTACTTGAACTTTATTAATCCTTTAACTTTCTTTACTGGTAATGGATTGTTGAACTATGGTAACAAGACCAGTTTTGATTCAGCTAGCGCATTGGATAGGACAAACGTCGCAAGATTGACTGCTTATATTCGTCGCCAGTTGACTATTGCGGCTCGTCCGTTTGTCTTTGAACCAAATGATGCAATTACTAGACAGCAGATTGCAGCAGTAATTCAAAGTTTAATGATTGATTTGGTTGCAAAACGTGGTTTATATGACTATTTGGTAATTTGCGACGAATCCAATAACACACCTGCAAGAATTGACAGAAATGAGTTGTGGGTTGACGTTGCAATTGAGCCAGTGAAGGCTGCTGAATTCATCTACATTCCAGTTCGTGTTCTAAACACCGGCGAAATTGCTGCATTAGGATTGAACGGGTAAAAGTAGAGTAATAAGATTAGATAAATAAATATACAGGAGAAATAAAAATGGCAACAGCCTCACAATCGCTTTTTAATATGACCGTCGCCAGTGATAACGCTGGCGGTAATCAAGGTCTGTTAATGCCAAAATTACAATTTAGATTCAGAGTATCATTTTTGAATTTTGGAGTAGATACAGTAAATGGTTTACAATTAACAAAACAGGTTATTGATTGTTCAAGACCTCAAGTTACATTTCCTGATATTGTTCTTCCTGTATATAACTCTACTCTTTATCTAGCTGGTAAGTATTCATGGTCACCCATGACGGTCAACGTCAGAGATGATGCCAGCGGGACAGTTTCTAAAGCTGTTGGTCAACAGTTGCAAAAGCAATTAGATTTCGTTGAACAAGCAAGTGCTGCAACAGGTCAAGATTACAAGTTCCAAACTAACATTGAAATACTAGATGGTGGTAATGGTGCAGTTGCTCCAGTTGTTCTTGAAACTTGGGAACTATATGGTTGTTTCTTACAAACAGCAAACTATAATAACTTGAACTATGGAACAAGTGATGTAGTTACTATTGGTCTTACCCTTAGATATGACAATGCAATTCAATCTCCTCTTGCTTCTGGTGTTGGTGCACCAATTGGAAGAATATTGTCTGGAGCATCTGTAACAGGTATAGGAACGGCTACTTAACAGCTTTTTATGTCAGGATTTTTTCAAAATCTACTCACAGACGCTGCCGGAGCATTTTTCGGCAGCGATTATCTCAGAGATTATACTCACGCAAGTAAAACATTTAGGTCTAATTTTTATCAATATAGTCCTAAATTTAAATATCTATTTCATACCTATTTTGATATAGACGCCGGCGCGTATAATCAATCTCTTTCCACAGGGGCGAATTTTGGTCTAGCAGTTAAAACGGTAAAACTACCAAGTTATAATTTTTCAACTGCCAATATGAATCAGTACAATCGTAAAAGAATTGTACAAACTAAAATTAATTATGATCCTGTTACCATTACTTTTCATGATGACAATGCTAACATGATTAGAAACCTGTGGTACGCATATTATACTTACTATTATAAAGATGGTAGAAATGCAGCAGCACTCTACCGAGGTGCAAGAGGTGGAGTTGCAGCCACTCAGACAGGTGGAATTAATACTCAAGTAGCACCTACAGGTGCTAATTACTACGATAAAACAACCTATTCTAACTCTATTACTGGGAACGCTGATTGGGGATATATAGGAGAAACTAATGTTCCTTCAAATCCTGATGCATCTAAGTCACCTTTCTTTAAAAGTATTACTATATATGGTTTAAGTCGGCACAAGGGTGCGGCTTATACACTTATCAATCCCATAATTACGTCATTTAGTCATGATACCTATGATTATGCTCAAGGCACCGGTACTATGGAAATTACAATGACACTAGAGTATGA